ACAATCAAGATCTGGTATTGAAACTAAGATGGCTCTTAAGACTGATTATGAAACAGTCTCAGATGTTACAGTTTCTACTGCAATTATTCCTTATATCCGTTCAAGAAATATTCTTGTTCAGGCTCATAAATTAAAACCATTAACTAAGTTTTACCCATATTTTGATGGAGTAGATGTTAGTGCGTATTGCACTCCTGCATCTAAGATGATTTATACTCCATCATCTGGAACTTTTGATTTTAAATCAAATGTCGGTGGTCAGGCTTCTGAATTAAAACGAAGAATCCTTGGTGATGCTCAAGTATGTTTAAATGCTGGAGACGTTATCACTAATGGTGCAGGAACTGCTTCTGCTGTTGTTGTTAATGTATACTTAGATCAGAATAGTGCTTATTGTTTAAGTATTGTTAATATTAAAGGTGCATTTAGCCAGAGCGACACTATCTCTGGATCTATTAGTACAGCACAGGGTGTTGTTGTTTCAGTAACTACTCCAAGCACTTTAGTAACTACTGCCAGTGGTGATGTTGAATTCTTATTTAATATTCCGCAAACTGATTCAGTTCGTTTTAGAACTGGTAAGAGAGAGTTCAAATTAGCAGATGTATCAACATACGCAGGAGATTATACTTCTCGTGGTATTGTTACTTATGAAGCCACTGGTACTTTAAATAATACTCAGAAGACAGTTAATGCTGTTAGAAATGGGCAAATTGTTCAAGAACAGATAAGTGGTAACCAAACTGTATGGCAATCTTCCAGTAAACAAATTGGTTCTGGTACTGCTTGGTATGATCCACTTGCGCAATCTTTCTTGGTGCAACAGAAAGGTGGTGCATTTATAACTTCTATTGATATTTTCTTTGCCACAAAAGATAGTTCAATTCCAGTTACTTTGCAGGTTCGTGAGATGGTAAATGGTGTTCCAGGAAAAACAATCCTACCATTTAGCGTTGTAACTAAACGTGCTGAAGATGTGAATTTATCTGCCAATTATGTTGTAATGCCAGATGGTACTTCTAAGCACACTTATGATACTGCAACTACATTTACTTTTGATAGCCCAGTATATTTACAAGACGCAACTGAATATTGTTTTGTTCTTCAGTCTGACTCTAATAATTATAATATCTGGGTATCTTATATGGGAGATCAAATCCCAGGATCTGGAAGAACCATTTCTGAGCAACCATACGCTGGCGTAATGTTTAAATCACAGAATGCATCCACTTGGACTCAAGATGATAACGCTGACATTAAGTTTGTAATTAATCGTGCCGTATTTAATACTGCAGTAGTTGGCAACGTAGAATTTGTTAATGACGTTCTACCATATGATACATTAGATAATGATCCATTTCAAACTATTTCTGGTTCGAATTTAGTTCGTGTATGGCACTATGATCATGGTATGCCGACTGGATCTACAGTAGATATATCTGCGGTTAATGCTAATGATCCAGGAACTGGAACTATTACTGCTTCAACTAGTAGCGCAACTGTTACTGGTGTAGGAACTGCTTTCTCAACACAACTAGCAGTTGGATCTGCGCTGTATAATTCTCAGGATGTTTTAATTGGATCGGTTTCAGCAATCGCAAGCAATACTTCATTAACTCTAAGTTCCAATTCTGGAGTTGCAGTTACCGCTGCAGCATTCCAATACGTTGCTCCGATTAACGGTATTCCTGCTATCGAAATGTATACTACTCATATTATTGGTAATGTAGATATGCATTGCTATACATTTAGCACTACTAGTAACGCAACTATCTCAGGTTATACTGGAGGAACACTAGTCAAGGCAAGTAGAAATGTTCAGTATGACATGATAAATCCATTTGTTCAGATGCAGAACTTCTCTGATACAACTACAACATTCTCTATTAAAACTACTTCTGGTAAATCGGTTGATGGTAGTCAAACACCAAATGTTATTGATTCTGGTTTCTCACCTGCTTTAAGAAATCAAAATAATGTATTTTATACACCAAGAATGATTTGTTCTGAAAGTAATGAAAGTGTCTTGCTTTCTGGTAACAAATCCTTAACTTTCTCTGCTCAACTATCAACTACAAATAATGCAGTTTCTCCAATTATTGATACCAGTCGTACGAGTTTAATTGCAATTAGTAATAAATTAAACGCACCAACTCAGAGCAATACTAATGTATCAGCGTTAGACAATGTAACTGCTTTTGCTTATTCTACTGGAGCATTTACTTTTACTTCTGGTGGAACTATAACTTCTACTATTTCTGGTGTTAGAACTGCCATGGCTGGTATCGGGATCGGTAAATACGTAACTATTAGTTCTGCTACTTCTTCTGGTAATAATGGAACTTTCCTAGTTACTGATTTTACGGATGATGGAACTACTGCCACTCTTACTTTAAATACTACCTTTACTGGTGAGGCTGCAGTTTCTGGAACTACTGTTACTACTAGAATCCTATTCGCTGATGAGATTGCTCCAGTTGGAAGTACTTCTATAAGTAAGTATGTAACTACTCCTGTTAAATTTGCAAATTCTTCTACATATGTTCGTGTCATGATTAGCGCAAATCTTCCTGCAGAATCAAATGTAGCGGTATACTATAAAACTTGTACTGGTGATGCTTCACAATTGACAACTACTAAATATACTTTGATGACTGCGGATGGTGTTATTACTAAAGTAGATAATGGAGATCCTACTTTTAGTGATATTACTTATACACTAACAGGAATGAACTCGTTTGATACTATGCAGGTAAAACTGGTTATGACTTCTACGAATAGTTCTGCTGTTCCAATCATCAAGGATTTCCGTTTAATCGCTTGTCCATAATATGATTGACTTTTTGAAGGTTGAGGGACACGCCAGTTTAGTTCGAGATACAGCTACTGGCGCAATCCTAAATAATAATAGAACTGAATATGAAGAATATCTCTTTCAAAAGAAGAAGACTGAAGCCCGAGAAGCTGAAATTTCTCAACATACAGAAGACATAAATAACATAAAGAATGAATTATCGGATATAAAACAGCTACTCCAACAGCTGGTATCTACTAAATAAGACTGACTAAGGAAACTTAAATGGCATCTATAACTGCTCCATCGCTAACACTAAGATCTACCAAAGGTAGTCCTCTTACCAACGCTGAAGTTGACGCAAACTTCTCTAATATTTCTACTCAGATCGCTCTCGGACAAACCGCAGCGAGTTACACTGCTGCAGACGTATTATCAAAACTTAATACTGTTACTGGTTATGCAGCTGCTTCTGGTTTAAACTCAGATACTCTGACGTTTAACTCTGGTGCTCGTTCTGCTGCTTCTACAAATACTGCAAATACTATCGTTGCTCGTGATGCATCTGGTAACTTTTCTGCTGGAACTATTACTGCTGCTTTAACTGGTACTGCTTCTATCGCTGCAAGTTTGAACTATACAGTTCTTATTGCAGGTGGTGGTACTGGCTCTACTACAGCTTCTGGTGCTCGTACTGCGCTTGGTTTAGCCATCGGCACTGATGTTCAGGCATATGATGCTGAACTTGCTGCTCTTGCTGGTTTAACTTCTGCTGCTAATGCTGCTCCATACTTTACTGGTTCAGGTACTGCTGGTGTTTATACTATCTCTTCTTACATGCGTGGTCATGCTGCAGATGCTGATGCTGCCACTGCTCGTTCTACTCTTGGTTTAGTAATCGGCACTAACGTACAAGCGTACGGTGCTCAGTTATCTGCACTTTCTGGTGTTGCCACTGGTATTGCTGTTTTAACTGGCGCAGGTACTGCTGCTGGACGTACTATTACTGCTGGTGCTGGTATCTCTGTTACTAATGGTGATGGTACTGCTGGTAATCCAACTATTGCGGCAAACGTAACTTCAGTTCAAGGTAACACTGGTGCTGTTATTGTTTCTGTTCCTGTTACATCTGTTCAGGGTAACACTGGTGCAGTTATTGTTTCTAGCGTGGCATATTCAAGTATTGCTGGTTCTGCGCAAGGTGGATGGCCAGGATCTTTATCACAGTTCTCTAATAACTTAGGCAACTATGGTGCATGGACACCACATGGAACTAGATATGCTGGCTCTGGCAACTGGGTTCGCACTGCTGGTGGTCAAGGTAACTGCGGTAATATTATTAATTCCAATTGCCCATCATATCTTTACCTAGATACTGGTCTCGGGGCTGACGCTTATCACTATTTCCAAAACTGCCGTAACTGCAACTGCAACTGCTAATATTAGGATAATTCAATGGCAAAAATATACACAACATATCTTCCTCCTATCACATGGGGTGACATTTTTTATTCTAACGATACTATTGAAATTGTAAATGAATTAAAAATAGAAGAAACTAAACTTACAAATACCTGGACTAAAAAAATTAGTGGTGAAACCCCATCTGAGATTATTCTATATTCGGTAGAATTGCAGTTAGAAACTTTAAAAGCATCACCAAGATTTGGTGATCAAACATTTTTTACAATATCTAATAGTGAATTTGTTTTACCAAAAATTGGTAGCACTATTGATGTCAATGAACAAGAAATTCATACTGTAAACGAAAATCAGATTATCTCTATTTTTGATAGATCGAGCACAAATAAAACTAACACTTTATTTGGTCCACCTCATGACACTACAAATTGGAGCTATCCATTAAGAATTTTTGTTCCTAATGCATCAGGTAATTTTACTAATTTTGTATATCAATTAGTTGGTGCTAAAGATTTTGGTGTCACGAATGAAAACATTACTAATACATTTAAAGTAAACACACCATATACGATCGAAACTGATTCTAAAAAAAGTTCAGAATTTATTGCTAATATTACAGCAACAACTACTACTGATAATCCAGCTGTAGGAGATATTATTCCTGTAACTGTTACCTGCGAAAATACTTCAGTCGTTTCTATTTTCTTAGAACCAGTTGTAGGTATTGTTGATAGAACTGAAGTTAAACTTACTTCTGGTGTTGGTAAATTTAATATTTTAACATCTACTTTAGAAGCTGGTGATATAGTAAAAGTTAAGATTGGTCATAAGAAATGGTCTAATGTTACTACTTTTACTAAGACGCTTGGCGCATAAACATAAATAACTTTATACTATGTTAATCCCACTATGGAAACGTAGTGGGATTTTCTTTTTACGACTGGAATAAACTATGGCAAAATTTGAGTTAAAAGTTTGGCACCCATTGAAAAATGAAGAGCGCAAACTTTTTTATAATACATCTTATAGCACTTTGAAATGGGAAGATGGATCTGATGTGATACCATTCGATGAACAAAATAAAGTAGCAATACCAACAGAGCAAATAAAAATACAAAAAGGTAAACATGGTTTATCTACAGTAAAAATACAACTTGGACTTTCTTGCAATTTTGAATGTGATTATTGCAATCAAAGATTTGTTCCACATTCTGAAGAACACACAAATCCAAATGATGTTATGCCGTTTGTAAATAATATGCATACATGGTTTGAAGGTGGCTCAGATGGTAAAGGTGCTGGAACTAAACTAGAATTTTGGGGTGGAGAGCCGTTTGTTTATTGGAAAACATTTAAACCTTTAGCAGAAGCACTAAGAGAAAAATATCCAAATGCAGTATTTGGTGTTATAACAAATGGCAGTTTATTAGATACTGAGAAAAATGGCTGGTTAGAAAAACTTAATTTTTCAGTATCAGTATCCCATGATGGTCCAGGGCAATTTGTTCGTGGACCAGATCCTTTAGAAGAACACGATTCTAAACAATCTATTATAGATTGTTACAAAAGACTTGCTCCAAAAGGTATGTTTAGTTTTAACTCTATGATTAATAGTAAAAATATCAGTAGGGTTGATATACAATCATATTTTGAGAATTTTGTATTAACCGAGATTGGTGATTCTTACTTAGAATATCTTATTATTGGTGAGGGTACTTTTGTTGATGCATATGATGAAGGTGGTATGGCAAATTCTCTTCTAGATGAAGAAGAGGATGTAAAATATAGAAACATTGGTTTAAATGATATACGAAGCGGAAAGGCAAATCGTTTCGGTACTATTAAAGATAAATTTGAAATATTTTTGCAAACATTAGAAAAAAGAATACCTCTTGAACTGGTCCAGCAAAAATGTGGTATGGACAGGAACGATAATATTGCTGTTGATTTAAATGGTAATGTGTTAACTTGTCAAAACGTAAGCACTTCTTCAGTTAATCCTGCTGGGGTTTCACATGCAATTGGCCATGTTTCTGATTTAAAATCCGTTGATATTAAAACTTCCACTCATTGGAGCGATAGAGAAGAATGCCCGAATTGCCCAGTAGTACATATTTGCAAAGGTGCTTGTATGTTTTTGAGTGGTGATTTATGGGAAGCCTCATGTAATAATGCATTTAGTGACAACATTATTGTTTTAACAGCAGCAATTGAGGAAATTACCAATGGTTATATTTTGGGACATATCGAAGGTCCATTACGCCAAGATAGAAAAGACGTTTACTGGTGGATGAACGGAAAACCAGAAAAAACTCGTAAAGCCAAAAAAATTATTCCAATTACTGCAATATAGTTCTGCAAAACCCAAGTTCCGTATCTTATAAATAAAGAGGTATAAGAATAGTGTTTAGGATGGGTCAATGGCTACTATTAGCAATCTTTTCGTGGACGCTGGGAGTGACTACAGTAACATAATTACTGTAAGT